AAAATGAGTATTGACGATGCGACTCCTGCAGAGTGGGACACAATTACTGCACTAAACAACCTGTCCGTAAGGAAACCGAAGAAGGTAGACCCTGTGGACCAACCTGACCACTATAACAAAGGATCAATCGAAGCTATCGAAGCAATCAAAGCGTCCATGCCTGAACATGAGTTCAATGGTTATCTCAAGGGTAACGCACTGAAGTACCTCTGGCGCTACGACTACAAAGGTAAACCAGTGGAGGACTTACGTAAATGCCGCTGGTACATCGAACGACTAATCAAGGAACTAAATTAATGGACGCATATCAACAGTACATACACAAGTCACGATACGCTCGTTACCTACCAGAGGAACAGCGACGGGAGACTTGGGAAGAAACAATTGACCGCTACCTAAACTTCTGGATTGAGAAGGGCAAGCTAACACTTGAGCAGGCTAACGGAATCTTTGCAGACATCCATGACATGGGCGTTATGCCCTCCATGCGAGCACTCATGACTGCCGGAGAAGCACTAGACCGTGACAATGTAGCTGGGTTTAACTGCTCCTACATGCCTATCGACCACCCTAAAGCATTTGACGAGATGATGTACGTCCTTATGTGTGGCACTGGAGTAGGCTTTAGTGTAGAGCGTCAGTACGTAACAAAATTACCAGAAGTAGCAGAGGAATTCCATGATACCGATACAGTTATACATGTCGCCGACAGCAAAATTGGATGGGCTAAAGCTTACCGGGAACTTGTTAGCTTGTTGTATTCAGGCCAACTTCCGAAATGGGACGTGTCTGGAGTACGACTTGCAGGGGCAACCCTTAAGACCTTCGGAGGTAGAGCATCTGGTCCAGAACCTCTTGTCGATTTGTTCAACTTCACAGTCAGCGTCTTTCGGGAAGCTGCTGGACGTAAACTTAGCTCCATTGAGTGCCACGATATCTGCTGTAAGATTGCACAGATCGTCGTTGTCGGAGGTGTACGCAGGTCCGCTCTCATCAGTCTGTCTAACCTCACTGACGATAGACTCCGACGATGCAAGTCAGGCCAGTGGTGGCAAGATAATCCTCAACGGGGACTAGCGAACAACAGCGCATGTTATACAGAAAAGCCAGACTTTGAGGCGTTTTTAAATGAGTGGAAAAGTTTATACGAGTCCCGCTCCGGAGAACGAGGAATGTTCTCTAGAGTCGCAAGTCAAAAGCAAGCTGCAAAGAACGAGCGACGAGATGCTACCTATGATTTTGGAACTAATCCATGCTCAGAGATCATCCTCAGGCCCTACCAGTTCTGCAATCTATCGGAAGTTGTTGTCAGGGCAGGAGATACGTTGTCAGACCTTAAACGAAAAGTTCGTGTTGCAGCTATCCTTGGGTCTCTTCAGGCTACGCTAACCGACTTCCGCTACTTACGTAAGGTATGGCAGAAGAATACAGAAGAAGAAGCACTGCTTGGTGTATCACTAACAGGCATCATGGACCATGCCGTGTTGTCAGGGAGGGAAGACCGTGAAAAACTTAAAGATTGGCTCGTGGCTCTCAAAGAGGAAGCGATTAGTACTAATGCGGAATGGTCTAGCAAGCTTGGTATTAATCTTAGCACTGCCATTACTGCTGTTAAACCTTCCGGTACTGTTAGTCAGTTGGTTGATTCTGCTTCTGGCATCCACCCTAGATATGCAGATCAATACATTAGACGAGTTAGAGCAGATGCAAGAGACCCCCTCTGTCAAGTCCTAGAAGCCGCTGGAGTGCCCGTAGAGGACGACGTAATGTCACCCACTACCAAGGTATTCTCCTTCCCCATAAAGTCGCCTGAGGGGGCTGTGGTGGCCTCTGAGATGGGTGCTATGGAGCAACTTGAGCTTTGGGAGATCTATCAGGACTTCTGGTGTGAACATAAGCCGTCAATGACGTGTTACTACCGTGACGATGAGTTCCTTGAGGTGGGTCAGTGGTTGTACAACAAGTTCGACAAGATCAGTGGCGTAAGCTTCCTACCCTACTCAGAGCATACGTACCAACAGGCTCCTTATGAACCTATTGATCTGGAGACGTTTGAGAAGTTGAAGGAGGAGTTTCCTGAGACCATCGACTGGAACATCTCTGAGAACTCTGACATGACTGAAGGGTCACAACAGTTGGCTTGTACAGGTAATAACTGCGAGTTGTAAACAAAAGGGGGCCTTAGTGCCCCCGTTCTTTCAAGGTGTGTTTATGAACATTAAACGTGATATTGAGATACGCATAAGAGTACTTGAGAACAAACTACAAAGGTCTATACCTGCTGCTCGCAACAACGAGATTAGAGGTGAAATCATGGGCCTGAAGTGGGTGCTAGAGCGTCTCTAGTGCCTTCTTCTTTTTTGTCTTTTTCTTCTCTTTCGTACTGCTCTTCTAAAGTTTGCACTGACTCCCTAATTGCAGAATAAAAGACGCCTTTTTCTTTTGCCCATCTAGCTTGCTCGCTTTTGCTTGCTGTTTTCATCTTTTTGTTTATTTGCTCAAAGATGTCTCGCATAGCGTAAGTAAATCTTGCTTTTCCTTTTGCGGCGTACTTTGTCTTTGCCAAATTTCCAATTACTGCAAAAGGAGCACGAACAACAGACAGCCCCAGCGCTACAGGAACATTATACGCCATAGAAAACGCTGTCCTTCCTTTTAATACGTCGAAGCCCACCCACTGAAGATATCTACCAACGGCTGTTTCTGCGGTTTGTTTTGCTTTCCTGTAAAACTCCGGCTTTACTTCCAAAAGTCTGCTCATTCTTTTTAAAAGTTCTGGAGACTCCGGGACGTTTATCGCTATAGCTTCGTTGGAAGACTCTCTTATAAGACGACCAATAATTCCTTTTAAGGAAGCATCACTTTCACCTAACTTAACTCCTTCTGACGTTTCTAGCCAGTGGTCAAAATCTTTTCTGGCTTCCCTTAGCCCTACTGCCGTTCTGCCTCTTTCTGAAACAAATGCCTCAAATTGAGTAAAATACTGGTCTATTAAGCGTTTAGCTTGTTTTCTGTTTGTAAAAGCTTTTGGATACCTTTGAGCAGAAACCTTTAGTTTTTCTTGCATGATTCCTCTAAAAGTTTCTGGGTTCACTTCAAAAAGAGCATCAGAAGCTTTAGACATTTTTATTAAAACTTCTTCTAAAGCATCTAATTGATCTTTTAGCTGAACATGAGCATCAATAGAGTTCATGTTCCCAGTAATGCCCGCTTGTTTTAATTCGTCAACAATTTTTAATTCTTTTTCAGTAACAAGCTGTTTGTTGCGGCCAAAAGGAAAAGAAGACTTTGTTGTTCTATCCATTTGGGCTTCTGTTTTTTCTCCCGTATTAAACGCCATGTTCCACAAATCTTTATCTTCTCCAGCCAACGGCCTATCTACACGACGCATGCCTATTTTATCAAGAGTAAAAGGCTCTTTAGGCGGAGGTAGTCCGTCTCCTGTAGGAGCGTCTAAGATGCTTTTTTTAAATTTTGTAAATACGCCTGCTCCTGTAAGGTCAGCAATAGACCTTAAATTAGCCGCTTCGTTGGGATACTTTTCTTGAAAGGCACTTAAAGCTTCCCCGCCTTTTTCTAAAGCAATTGCAAAAGCCTCCCCTGCTTCGGTATTCATAAAATCAGCGACGTACTGCAAAGCCTTTTGTTGTTGTTCATCTGTTGCTACAACACCAACGGCTTTTTCAGCGCCAAACACAAGGGCCTCCCCCGCAGAATCAAATAAAAGAGACACAGGTTCTGCCAGCACTTGAACAGTAACTGAACCTAAATCTGTTCCAGATGATGGATCAACAGGGGCCATCAACTTTTCAGGATCTGTCGTAAAAGTACTGCTTAAAGTTTCTGAAACTCTTTCTTGGATTCCAGATAAACGCTCCCCTGATCTTTCTAAAGGCCTTGAAAAAACACGGTCAAAAAACGAAGGCTTATCTTTAGATCCGCCCTGTACAGTGTTTACGTGCGGGTTTTGTTCGAAGGCTTTGTTGAAAAGATCATCCAAAGACTCTTCTTCAGTATCTTGTTGTTTAGCCTCCTTTTCTCCTTTAACAATTGCATCCATAGAAGGAGGCATAGAAGAATCTACAGGCTCTTTTTTAGTTACGTCATACGCCGTGTCAAATAAATCTAGCAGTTCTTGCTGGTCGTTAGCCATTATTATTCCCCTGAAGACAAAGGTTTAAATGTAGCGGTAGTTTTGTCGTAAACAAACTTCCTTCCTGTTCCGGGTTCTTGATAAAAAACAACAGTTTCGCCTTTCTTGTTTAAAACAGACCGATATCCTAGTTTAGCGTAGTTATCAGAGTTCCAGTTAACAGCTTCGGTTAGGTCACGACCCTGTGCCATAATAAGCATGGTATTTAGATGTTTTTTAATGTTCTTTAACGCTTCTCTTTGAGCTTCTTCTGACCTTGAGGTATTTAAAGTTTCAATAGAGTTTTGAAGAGCCGTTAATTCAAGGTTTGAAACAGCACCTAAGCCTGTACTTCCCCCTCCTAACTGCTTGAGTACTCTTATATTGTCTAATCCTAAGAAGTTTTTAATTTGCTGGTACTCCGCTTCTACATCTAAAGCAGCCGCTTCGTAACCAAGCGATTCAACACCACCTATGTTTCTAGTAAGTTGAGCGCCTAAGCCAGACGGCAGGTCGTCCCTCAACAACAAATTATCAAGTTTTCCGATGTTGTGAATTAACTTAGGAATTGCTTCTGTTCTTGCTCTTGCTTCTTCTTGAGTTTCGTTACCTCTAGGGGTCACTTCTATACGCCCCACCACTCTGTTGTCCGTCAACAAAAGCAATGTTTCGTTACCGTCAGCGTCCTTAATAGTTTGTTGATCGTACTCAACCTTAGTCGTATCAGGCTTAAACCCTCTTTCTGCGATTGTGGTTCCTTCTGCATCCACTAAAGCCATTCCAGCGTTCATTTGGTACAGCGCAGGGTTTAAGTAAGCCAGAAGCTCTTCTCTGCCTGCGTTTTCCATTGCAGTCCTTTTAAAAGGGTCTCTTGCTTTTGTTGCTTTAGCAACGGCCGCAGCCCTTAAATTTTTAAGCTGATCTATTTCACGAAGTCTTTTTTCTTCGTCTTGCGCTCTTTTTGATGCTGCTGTTAACTGCTCTAAAGTACCGCCAGCAGCTACAAAGTCCTGAGCGTATTCCGGAGTAATACCTTCCGGAGTACTAGCTTGAGTCAACAAACCACCAACCCTAGCTCGTTGAGCAGCCTGTTCTCCACGCTTGCGTGAAGCATCAGCAAACTGTTGTGCTTCTTTAGTATAACCGATACCTTGTAACTCTTGAGCAACACCAGAGAGCGCAACGGGATCGGGCTCTGCCGAAGCTAAAATTGCCTGACCTCTTTTCATGATTTCGTTAAACTTGTCTTGCTTTTTTTTAGCCTTCATTTGACCGGGGATTCCACCAATAGCTTCACCCACGGAAAACATCCCTCGTCCAAAAGAAGGCGACGAAAGCCCCTGAAGTATATTTGATGATATTTGTGCCATGATTTAATCCTTTATGTTAACTGAACAGACCAGCAGCAGCCCTTGAAACTAAGCCCGAACCTACGTTACCTATAATGTCTGCTTGGCCCATACCAGCCGAAAGTAGTGCATTAATTGCTGAAGCATAGGTTTCACCGTAAGTCTGTGCTTGTTCAGACAACGCTTGTCGCTGACGTTCTGCTGTTGTCATTCCGGGCTGTAACGCAGCCAGTAACTGACCTTGTGGCAAGTAAGATGCCTCTAGCATTCCTGCACCAAGTTTTGCTTGTCTGTCTTGGTCGGCCCTTGCAAACTCCATGGCACGTAAAATGTCTTCAGACTCTCTTTGTTGCTCTGCCTTAGCTATTGCTAACTGCTCAGGAGTTCCGCCAAACATTGCCGTACGTGTACCTAAACGTCCCTGAGCAGCTAAACGTTGCTCTAGTTCTGCTCTGGCCTGTTCTTCGGCAGGTGCCCTAAGTTCACGCATACGGCCCAAAACGTCCTGCTCAAGTTCTTCAGAAGGTGTCGCCGCCTGACCGTAGAAGCTTGTAGCTTGCTTAAGAAGCTCTTGTTGAAGAGCCTGTTCGTCAGGAGACATGTCTAGTTGGTAAGTCGTTTGACCTGTAGTAGGGTCTGTAGCCATGCCAAACTGTCCACCAGTAGCTGTAGTAACAGTGTAAGGCTGAAACTCCAGCATTCCTGCTAACTCGCCAGCAAGACCCGGTGTAAACTCTCCAGTGTCGGGGTCAGTGTACCCTTCTCCAAAGCGTTGAAAAGCCTCTCTTCCTAGTTTGCCAAGGTCTTTATACGATTCCGACAGAAGACCGGCTCCTCCGCCTAAACCTAAAAGCGCTAAAAAGTCTGGATCCATTAGTACGTACCTCCGTCAATTGTTCCTGTAGACAGTGTACCTGTAAACGTCAGCGCAGGAATTGTTACTGTCCCTGTAAATGTTGGTGATGCTATGTCTGCCTTAGTAGCGATAGCGTTAGAAATTGCATCAAACTCCTTTTCAAATTCAGAGCCACGAATGATTTTACCGCTGTCTCCAGAAGGTAGACTGTCCTTAGCGGCAAAGTCAGTAGTTTTACTATAGTTGCTCATAGTACTTTACCTTTTAAAACTAATACGTTAATT